TTAAGTACCGTTCGCCGCCATCCCATACCCCAGAATCACACCACTCCCCAGAGAATACTGCTTCTGTCTACACATATCCCTGGAATTTCCCTCTACGGTATAAACCATTCCATTCTCCACCTTCTCCACGATCCCAACATGGTCCGGCACGCCGTCCTGGGTGGCCCAGTCGAAGAAAATAAGCATTCCCGGCGTGGGTTCTGCAGAGCCGTCCAGCCAGAGGCCGCGCTGCTGGAACCATTGCATTCCGAAGACGCAGCCGGAGAATTTGGGGTAGGTGCCGCTGTCCAGGTAGCCGCATTGGTCGGCGCACCAGCTGACAAAGCAGGCGCACCACTCCACATGATTGGTGAAGCCGTACCAGCTCCAATAGGGTTCGCCGCCCACGTTGCCCAACTGACTCAGTGCCACATCCACAATGGCATCCCCGCCTTCCGGGGTGTAGAACACCTTGCCGATTGGGTAGTACCGCAGCACATGGGGGACATACTGCTTGTCCCCGTAGCTGTTCCAGCCCATCTGCTCCGCCATCTTCATGGAGAATTCTATGGCATTGGCACGAGAATACTCGCCGTATTTTTGCAAGGCCCAGGTAATGTAGCCGCTGCCAAAGTTATAGCCTTGGAGCGCCAACTGAATATGTTCCAGGTCAATGGGACTTTCGGCTCCAGCCGCCTGCAAACAGTCCGCAAGATTCTGGATGCCCACCGCAATGGAATACTCCGGGTCGGTGATACCTCCGGGCGTTCTGGGGTACTGGGTATTGTACCCGCATTCGGAGGCTTGCATAGGGTCATTTCCTCTGCCGCCGGATTCCTGCATCATGACGGCTTGAATCAGCAGAACATAATCCGGGATGCCATACTGCTTGGCATATTTGCGGATGACCGGCTCATAGGATTCCACCTCCGCACTGAGGGGCAGGGTTTCGGTGGATTCGTCCTGGCTTCCGAAGATGGCGGCCCCGCAGCCGATGAGGACAACAATGACGATCACCAATATGGAGGCAGCACCACCGGCAATAATTGCCGCATACAGGGCCTTTGCCGCTTCCGCTGCGGATTTCGCCAGCTTTGCGGCGATTTCTGCGGCTTTCTTTGCTGCAATTGCGGCCCTGCGGCCTGCGGTAGCAGCGGCGTGGGCATTTTTCTGGGCGGCGGCCACGGTGGCCTTTTTCGCTTCCCGGAATGCCTGCGCTGTTGTGGGATCAGTAGCTTTGGTGGCGGCACCTCCGGGCGTTTTGATGGGTACGGCCCCCTGCCTTGTGCGGATGGGAACGCTGGCTTTCTTCTTAATGGGAACCTCAACGGATGATGTGGGAACTTCCGGTGCGGAGCCGCCATTGCGCAGGTTTTGTGCCGGAGGTGACTTCACCACTTTTATATCAGAGGAAGATGCCGGAGTGGTTTCCTGAGGAATGCTTTCCAGGATGCCGGTATTCTGCGCCAGTTCGGAACGGAGCGCATTCTTCTGTTCCTGCTTCTGTTTTACGATATTTTCAGCGGTGGCCTTGCGGGCGGCCTGCTGCTGCGTGGGAGACAATGAGGCTTCCACCGCAGAGGATACTGCCGCTTGCTGCTCCCTCGTCCGAATGGGACGAGAGGCCTGTACTACTCTGCTTTGAGGCTCCGGTGACTCTGTGGCGGTTTGCCGAACTGGACCATGCCGATGAGAAGCCTCTGCAATCTGCCGGCGAACCGCAGGATTCCCGGAATATTCCATAGCAGCAGAGCCAGCCGGAGAAGAATCGTAGGTTGGTCCACTGTCGCCACTTGCAGACATATCACTCCGCTGACGAATTGTCCGAACACTTTCTCTTGCGAGTGTCCTCACATCCCGAACGGCATCCTCTGCCGTTCGGGATATTTTTTCCTCCGCATAGCTGTTCGGGGACTCTGACTGCTCATTTTGCTTTTGTGCTGCCTGCTCCTGCCTTGCTTTTACGAAGCTGCGCTGCATCTGCTGCTGGGCGGTGCTGAGAACGGGCTTTCCCTGATTTTGCCTTGTCTTGATTTCCGGCAATGGTGCGGCCTCCTATCAAGACTGACCGGCGAACCGCCCTTCACCGGGGCGGGTAGTCATAAGCTGGTAGAGCTTTGTATTTTTCGGAAAACGGTTGATGAAAGGAACGAGGGCACTGCCATACTTAATAAGGCCTGAACCGGCTTCCACATTGGTGATGTAGTTCATCTGTTCGTTTGAAATGTTCAGGAGCCTGCCCAGCTTTTCCCGGTCAGATGCCGCCTGATTCAGCATGACAATAAACTCGGAGTTGGAAAGCATGGTGCTGGCCTGAACAGAATCCAGCAAATATTCCACATTCTGGGTAATTGCTGTGGGAAAAGCATTGCGCTTTCGGAACTGCCGCCATGCGGAATTGAAGAAGGCGGCGGAAAACTCATTTTCAAAAACCACATGAAATTCGTCAATGAATACATGGGTTCGTTTTCCTTTCTTCCAGTTCAGGGTCACTCGGTTCAGCATGGTGTCCGTAATGACCAGCAGGCCGGTGGGCTTCAGCTGGGCACCCAGGCCGTGAATGTCAAACACCACCACACGCTTGTCCAGGTCTACATTGCTTTGCTTGCCGAAGATGTCCAAAGAGCCGGTAGTGTACAGTTCCAAGGACAGGGCGATCTGCTTGGCTTCCGGCTCCGGCTGCTCCAGCAGGGTGTCCCGCAGGGTGCAGAGGGTGGGAACCGTTCCTGTATAGGCCGCATTCCGGTAAACCATCGTAATGCACCGGTCAATAATGGATTTGTGCTGGGGACCCACCCCTTTCTTGTCGATCTGCTCAATCAGGGACATGATGAACTCGGACTTGACCACAATGGGGTTGTTCTCCCCATAGCCGTCCACCATGTACATGGCGTTGAGCCGATCCCGCCCGCCTGCGGAAACATGGATCACGGAACCCATATCCCCCATGGCCTCCACCAAAGGGGCGTACTCCCCTTCGGGATCGCAGACAAGAATATCGTCCTCGGTGTTCAGCATCAGGAAGGTCATCAGCTCCTTGGCAGAGAAAGACTTGCCGGAGCCGGGAACACCCAGCAGAAACGCAGACTGGTTCAGCAGATTCTCCTTGTTGCACATGATGAGGTTGTGGGAGATGGCATTTTCCCCAAAGTAGATACCGCCCTTGTCCATGATTTCCTGTACCTTAAAGGGCATGAACACCGCAAGGCTTTCTGTGGTCAGAGTGCGGAAGGCGTTGAGCTTCCGAGTCCCAATGGGTAGCACGGTATTCAGGCCGTCCATCTGCTGATACTTGAGAATGGCCATCTGGCACATCCGCTTCCGGGCGGTGGAGAGAATGGCTTCGGTGTCCGCTTCCAGCTGCTCCTTGGTATCCGCGGTAATGACCATGGTCAGGATGCCGAAGATCATCCGCTGGTCACGGGTGGTCAGATCATCCAAAAACTCCTTGCTTTCCTTCCGCTGCAATTCCATATCATAGGGGACAACAGCGGAGAAATTGTTGTTGCTGTTCTGGCGGCGCTGCCAGTTGGTAATGTTTGTCTCCACACCGAGAAGACGGTTTTCCACCTCCCGCACAGCCTCGTCTGTGGGAATGGGTACCATGTCAATGGAGAGCATCATGTCCCGGTTCAAGTCCGTCAACTCGGATACGAAATCATCCTGAATGTAGCTGGCGTAGTCCTTGAGGTACAGTACCCTGGCGTACCGTTTCCCGATCTGGAGATAGTCGCTGTGCCGTTCCATGGAATCCGGGCAGATGTAGTCCCGGAAGCTGTGACCCTTCCGGACAGAGTCCCGCAGAGAGAAGCTGAACTCATTTTCTTCTCCCCTGCGGTAAAAGCGGTGGAGAATTTGCAGCCGTTCCATGGCATTCATGGGGCCGCAGGTGGAGCCAAGGGCAGCGAAGTGGGCAGAAAGGTCTGCTTCCACACGGGCAAAGAAGCTCCGGGCGGCATCCACATCCTTTTTGCGGACGGAAACTGTCAAAAATTTCTCCTGGACAATGCCGTTGCCATTGGTGGCCTTGTCCAGAAGCATCTGGTTGTATTCCTCCCGGTAGTCGTCCAGGCCATCCCACTGCATGGGCATGAGGATGGACTTTTCAAAGTTGATCTGGCTCATCTTATGGTTGAAGATGGTGATTTTAGTGGTAGCTCCGCAATCCAGACTGTTGATAAGGGCAGAGTAGCCCCGGAACATCTTTTCTTTGTCCGGTTCCGAGGCCACCTGATAATTGATGTCCGTAAAGCGGAAGGTTTTTGCGTACCGTCCGCCGGTGAGAAAAATCCCGTCCTCCCAGATCTTTTGAATGGGGATCACGTCCTGGACACGCCGGGGAATGACATATTTCTCCCGGTCCTGTCGCACCAAAGTACGAATGGATTTCATCATTTCTTATACGCCTCCTTTTCGTGGTTGGAGATGGTGTCCTCCAACAGCTTGTAGTAGAGATTGTCCGGCTCAGAAATAAGCCGCTTTGGTTCCAGCAGCTCTGAACGAATCCAGGCCCAAGCCAGCTGTTCAGCGGTCATGCCGTGGTAGTTTATGAAACCCATGACGGTATTCTCATTGCCCTTTTCACCGTAGACAAAGGTCTTGTCGGGGTTGATGACAGCACTGTAGGTCACACGGGCGGTGTAGTTGGAGTAGCCGGTGTAGAGTTTGCCGTTCTTGTTGGAGGTAGTTCCGTTGATTTCATCCAGGCCGGCCTTGGCAATGTCTACGGTCATATGTCGGCCATCTTCGCTGTAGGTGACGGTGAACTTGCCGGAATCCTTGTTCCAAGAGGCTGCCTTGTCGGTACAGGCGGCATCCGTAAAGAATTCAATGGTCACACCGGCATCCTTGCTGTAAGTCAGGCCCTCGCAGAGGGTGTCATAGAAATTGTAAGTGGACAGGGCCGTTGCCTGGGATGTGATGGTGGGCAGAGTGGAAACGATCTGGTATTCCATGGTGTCCCCGGCGGAACCGGTAGCGGTGTGGGCGAAGCCGTCGGTAATGGAAGTGGAGCCTTCATTCTTGCCGGTGTCGGCCTTGGCCTCCCGGACGGTTTTCTCCAGGGTGGGGATGCCGGTTTCCTGTTTGGGGTACACCACCACATCGTAGTTCCAGGCCGTGCCGCCATCCTGGGAAGCGGAGTTGTCATTGCCGGTGACGGTGGTCATGGGCAGGGAGACGAAGAATGGGTTGGTCGTGGAAGTGACCATTTCGGGGACCTTGGTTTCTACCAGCAGATACAGACCGACGCTCAGATCCTTGGCAGAGGTCTTGCCGACTTCGCTGGTGGGAGCCATAGCCGTGCCGCCGTTACGGATGAAGGTTTCCAGAGCGTTCTTCACCGTGGTAGAATTGGCTTCCAGGCTCTGGGCCAGGGCCTTGTTCAGCGTATCAGAGGTGTAGAAGTAGCGGTCAGCATCCAGGCTGTCCGCCTCAGCGCAGCGGTTGGCACCACTTTCCAGACCGATGGATTTCAGCAGATCTGCGGCATCCGTCTTGTGGAAGCCGTAGAGGACCTGGGTCGTACCCTGGTTCTCAAAGGTCACAATGTCCGCGGCTTTCAGATAGGTGAATTCCACACCGGCAATGGCATAGCCTTTGCTGGTCTGCCCGTTTCCCAGAGCGTTGCCGTTCTGGCCGTCGGTGTCGCCTTTCCGATTGGTGTTCACCAGGGCATTTTCCACATAGCTTTCCTGCCAGCCGGTGGAGGGAAAGGCATCTTCATCCCACACGCCGTCCTTCTTGGCGTTGGTGTAGTCGAACTTCCAGATTGTCAGGCTGCAAGCGGCATCCTGGTCGATGGTCTTAGTGTCCGCTTCATCCGCAAAGACAGTGGGAACGCTGGACAGCAGCAGGACAAGGGTCATAAGGGCGCAAACAATTTTCTTCATGGTTTTCATAGTAAAGTCCTTTCTGAATTAAGATTTTGAATTTGAGGTTAAAAAATCCGGGGTGTTTCCCCGGTTGATTGAGTTTAGATTTCCCGCTTGCGCAGATACAGGATTGCTCCTGCGCAAATCGAGAAGCAGGGTATGATTGCGAGCGGCAACACCGTTAGACCGGTAGAGCCGGTCTTAGGCAGAGCGAAGGCTTCTCCGTTGACCACCTGCAGTTCCAGTGTATCCGCAGGCAGAGTACCCTCAAAAGCGGCTTCTTTCAGCAGGGTATAGCCCTCCGGGGCTTTCGTTTCCGTGATCCGATATTGCAAGGTGATGGACAGATTTTCCCAGGTCAGCAGACCATCCTCACCGGAAGTCTTACTGGCGGCTGCATGGTTTTCTTCCGAAGGCTCACCCAGAGTACAGACACCGTTAGAGCCTGGAATAACCGGATACCAGAGACTCCCGTCCTCGCTGCCTTCCAGCAGGAAGGTGGCTCCCGCCAAAGGTTCGTCCTTGGTGTCCACCTTTCGGATGGTGATTTTCCCGGTGCGCAGTTTGTTGAGGAAAGATACCTCTGCCGTTTTGCCTGCGGTGACAGTAACGGTTTTCGGGGCTTCTCCGGAATAGAGGCTGTCAGCGGGCAGCACTTCCTCCACGGTGTAGTCTCCGGGGGTGAGATTGCCAGTGAGAATTTTTCCGTCCTTGTCCGTGGTGAAAGGGGAACCGGAAACTTCTTTCCCGTCTGCATCCGTGATTTTGAACTTCCAGCCCTCCAACGTACCTTCCGGCTTTACGGTTTTCTGGATGGAAATTCTGCCGCTGTAGTTGTTGATAAACTCCAGGGTGGTTTTCTCATGGGCACGGATCACCAGCTTCTTCACGGAATCATCCATCTTCCAGAAATCGTCCCGGACCTCCTCACTGCCGGTTTCCTTGACCCAATAGGTGCCGGGTTCCAGATAGACACCTACGGTGCCGTCCTGGCCGGTAATGAAGGTACGGAGTTCCTGGGTGCAGGCTTCATCCGCATAGACAGTAATATGCCAGCCGGAAATCTCGTCACCTGTGTTCCGGTTCTGTGACTTCCGTTTCCGATTCCGTGGTTTCCGTTGCCTCTGGGGGTTCGGTGGTTTCTGATGGCGGCTCGGTGGATTCTGAGGGAACTGCCGTTTCCGGTGGAGCCGTCGTTTCTTCCGCTGCCTCCGTTGCGGCCTCGGATGCTTCCACTTCCCCGGTGGGCATTGCTTCATCCGCAAAGGCACAGGGCACCAGCCCTGCCAGCAGCACGGCCACCAGAAACAGGCAGAACCCTCGTTTCATAATTTTTCGCATGGCATTTTCCTTTCACAAAAAAATCACCCGCCGGTTTTGGCAGGTGTCTACGTTTCTTTCAGCTGGTACAGCTGGTTATACAATATAAGGGGGAGTGTGAGGGGGAGGAGAACGACACCTTGGAGCCATTATCGGTCACGCTCCTTTTGTCGGAGTTGATACCGGTGGTAATACTCCAGAGCTTTGATCACATAGTCCTCCGTCTGCTTGGCGGTAAAGTTTTTTGGGATAAAGGGCTTTAGCCGTTCCGACTGGAAGCTGATTTTCTCTTTCTGGTTGGGCTTCTGCTCGCACATGATGGAGAGGATCACATCGGCGTTGAGCCTTCCGTTCTGGGAAAATTCTTTCATCTTCAGGGCCTGCGCCAAGGATGGGGTGGACTGCTCGGAATTGATGGAATCCAGCAAGTCGTTTTGTTCCGCCTCGGTCAGGTAAGAAAGCTCTACGGCGGGACGGAAAGCGATTTTTCCGGCATCCACCAGGTCAAGCAGAGGCGGAATAAGGTGGGTAAGACGGATGTAGCGAGACACTTGTCTTGCACTTTCGTCCGTAGATTCTGCAATAACATCTCTCGATTTGGTTCCGTCTGACTTGTGGCCCACTGGTCCACAAGTTAAGTCTGTTCGCTGTCCCTGCCTGTTCATAGCTTCCAGCCGCATTTTGTAGGAAAACGCTTTTTCGCTGGGCAGGATGGTGGTGCGCTGTAAATTGCTTTCCACCATAAGGATAATGGCCTCGTCTCTGGAAAGCTCCTTGATTTCCGCTTTCACAGTGGTCAGGCCGGCCAGCTCACAGGCTTTTGTTCTGCGATGGCCGGAGACAATTTCGTACCGCCCATCCGGCTTCTGCCGCAGTGTCACGGGAGTGATGATCCCCCGCTCCTTGATGCTCTCCACCAGCTGATCCATGTCCTCATCTAAGCGGACATGAAAGGGATGGTTTGGAAATTCGTCAATTTCCGAAAGGGGAATTTCATGGATTTTAGGGAGCTTGGATTCTGCCCGCTCCTTATCATCCATGAACAGCTCATCTAGCCCCGTCAGACCGAGATCGATTTGTTTCTTTGCCAAGTTCGGCTACCTCCTTTGTCAAGTTTGCGTAGGCCTGGGCGACCCGGCTTTTGGGGTCGTAGGTAAAAATGCTCTTTCCTTCGCCGGAGGCCTCAGCGGCTCGGACAGAGCGGGGGATTTCCGTGTCGAATACCCGGACGCTGCCGCCCAATGTTGAGCGCAGGGCGGCGATAATGCTTTTGGCGTTGTTTGTTCGCCCATCTACCATGGTCATAAGGATTCCGTCGATTTTCAGTTTCGGATTGATCTGCCGCCGCACTCTGCTGATGGTGCGGATGAGCAGATTCAGACCCTTTGTGGAAAGAAAGTCCGGTGCAGACGGGATGATCACGCTGTCGGCGGCAGCCAGAGCATTGACGGACATCAGCCCCAAAGACGGCATACAGTCAATGAGAATGTAGTCGTAGTTCTCTTTCACCCGGCTGAGAACGGATTTCAGCACCTGTTCCCGGGACATGGCATTGAACAGACTCATTTCCACGCCGGACAGTTCAATGTTCGCAGGAAGCAGATCGACCCCCTCGCCGCTGTGGATGATGTCATCTTCCCAGGGAACGGGTTCATCCCGAATTTCGGCCTGCATGGCAGTAGCTAGCGTGGTGTCCAGAGCTTCGTCAGCGTTCCGTATCCCTAAGCTGATGGTCAAACTGTGCTGGGGGTCATCGTCTACCAGCAGCACCCGGTTTCCGGCTTGAGCAAGGCCGACCCCTAGATTGACGGTGGAAGTGGTTTTTCCAACACCTCCCTTCTGATTGACAATGGCAATGGTTTTGCAGTGATTCATTTTGTACCTCCTATTGCTATTTTGCTTATTTTTCTGCTCCACCAAAACACAGAAAAATCTTTCTGCGCTTTGGTCGGTGCGTTTCATTCGGCCTCGCCCCCTAAACACACAAAGGGAAATCATCTGACGCTCGAGAGCGAATCGAGTCCATGGGCCTTCCACCCCTGCCGGGTCCTCCGCCAGCTCCGTAGAGAAGTATCATTGTCCTGTCTGGACCCTCGTCGCCTTGCCGGTGGCAACCTGGCATTGGAGGCAGCATTTCTCGCTCAGCACCTTTGCTTCAGCCCTCACAGGCTTCCTCGCTTTGTACCCCTTATGGGGCAGGCGGTCACGGCGTACTGTCCTCCCGGCTCCGGTCCAGAAGAATGTATCAGATGAATGATTATGAAGTTTTCAAGGTTCAGGTGAGGGGGAGGAGAGATGTCTCTTTGAAGAACCCCCTCAAGTGGTAGGCATCGAGAAGGGCCAAAAGTAAAGGTAAAAACGAAAAAAAGTGAAAAAATTTTATAGAAGCAAAAAACAGCATTCTTCAGTTGCATAAAAGCAAGGGAAGAATGCTGTTAAAGTGATATGAAATTAAAAAAGTAAGTGGGGGAATGTTCTATACAGAGTTTACTATTTCTATGCGCTGTGATAAGATAGAATCACAATGATAACACATAGAAGGAGGGTCCCCTGTTATGAGGAAGAACGAAGAAAAGATTGCGATATATTCTCGAAAGTCAAAATTCACCGGTAAGGGCGAAAGTATTGGAAACCAAATCGAACTATGCAAAGACTATGTCCGCAATATGTTCGGTGAAAGGTATGTGGAACTTTGTGAAGTTTTTGAAGATGAAGGATTTTCTGGCGGCAACTTAAAAAGACCGGCGTTTCAGAGAATGATGGCAGATGTACGCAAACGGAAATTCAAAGCAATTGTTGTGTACCGCTTGGACAGAATCAGCCGTAATATCAGCGACTTCACCGGATTGATCGATGAACTGACAAAGCTGGATGTGTCCTTTGTATCGATTCGTGAGCAGTTTGACACCAGCACACCGATGGGCAGGGCGATGATGTTTATTATCTCCGTTTTTTCTCAGTTGGAGCGGGAGACCATTGCAGAACGCATTCGGGACAATATGCACGAGTTGGCGAAGACCGGTCGTTGGCTTGGTGGAACTGCGCCGTTGGGGTATCGGTCGAAACCTGTGAGCAAAATCACGATAGACGGCAAAGAGAGAAAATCCTTCTGCTTGGAGCCTGTGCCGGAAGAAATCGACATTCCGAAACTGATTTACGATTTGTATACGCAATCGGATTCTCTGACAGCCGTGGAGGCAGAGCTTCTCCGCAGAAGAATCAAGACAAAGCTGGGAAAGAACTTTTCACGCTTTGCAATCAAGGCAATCCTTCAAAATCCTGTGTACATGGTGGCAGATGAAGACGCTTATGATTTCTTTTTGGGAAGAAAAGCAGAGGTCTGTTTTCCCAAATCAGAGTTTGATGGAAGCTTTGGAATTATGGCCTATAATCGAACAGACCAGGAAAAGGGCAGGGCAATGATCCTGCTCCCAATGGAGGAATGGATCATCGCCCTTGGAAAACACCCGGGAATTGTGCCATCAAAACAATGGATTACCGTACAGCAGTCTTTGGAACGCAATAAATCCAAAGGCTATCGGAAGCCGAGAAATAATGAGGCGCTGCTTACCGGCCTAATTTACTGCTCCTGCGGTGAGAGAATGTATCCGAAGCTGACGGAACGGAGAACCGGAAGCGGGGAACTGATTTACACCTATGTATGCAAGATGAAGGAGCGGAGCAAGCGTACCAGATGTAATAAGCGGAACGCAAACGGCAATATCCTGGATGCGGCGATTATCGAACAGCTGAAAACATTGACAGAAAAAGACAGTGCCTTTATGAAACAGATGGAAAAGAGCAGGCAGTTCTATACTGGAAACAGAGAGCAGTATGACACGCAGCTTACGAAGCTGAGAGAGGAACTTGCGCAGAATGAAAAAATTGTAGCAGGCCTGTTGGACTCTTTGGGGTTGGTCGGAGACTCCATCGCTCGGCCCAGTATGCTGAGGCGTATTGAAGAACTGACAGAAGCCAACCGGGTGATTGATTGCCAGATTCGGGAGTTGGAGGGGCTGGTCACGGCCAATCATCTGAGCGACGGAGAATTCGATTTGCTCAGACAGATTCTGGCAATGTTCCGGGAAAATGTGGATCAAATGTCTGTTGAAGAAAAACGTGCTGCCGTTCGCACGGTTGTTCGCAAGGTGATCTGGGACGGAGAAAACGCCCATGTAATCCTGTTCGGAGCGGAGGATGGGGAAGTGGATTATCCAAACATTGACGAGCGGCTTTCCAAGGCCGGTGAAGATGATGAAAACGATGTGGAAGACCTCGTAGATATTGAATGCGAAGAAAGCGATAAAAATGACGCATTCATAGAAGAAAACGGGACTTTTACTGCGCCTAAAAGTCGTTGGGGAGATGGTAGCAAATGAAATCCTGATGTATTTTCGGGGGCAGAAGAAGAGTGCGCAGGATGTTTCGCTGTCCGATTATATCGAGACAGGTACCGATGGGGCGGCGCTTTCCTTGATGGATGTGGTCAGCGAGGACGGCGATCTGCTGGAACAGGTGTCCTCCCGGGAGAGCGCGGAACAGCTGCATCGGGCGATTCGGTCTTGTTTGACGGAACAGGAGCGGGAGGTGGTCGTATTGAGGTATGGACTGAATGGAAAGCCGCCGAAGCGGCAGCGGGAGGTGGCGATCATTACGGGGATCAGCAGGAGCTATGTATCCAGGATTGAGAAGCGGGCGTTGCAGAAGCTGCGGAGGGAATTGGAGGAATGATATTTGCGGCGGGGCGGCTTCGGTTCTGGTGAGTGGAGTATGCGTTAGAAGAAAGATTTTTAGGGATTTTTTTGGTTGCACCTTCGGGTGCAACTTTTTTTGCCTTCTTGGGTTTGGATGAAAGGGAGGTTACTATGGAACGCAAAAGCGTGGAAAGGGAACTGAAGCAGCGAATCCAGACGGGGAAAATCCGGAGGGAGGATGTGACGCGGCGGCTGGCGGAACTGGCGTTCGGGAAAGCCAACGACTGCGTGCGGCTGGCGCTGGAGGATGAGCCGAGGCTGGACAAGTTGGACCTGAGTTTGCTCAGCGAGGTCAAGCGCAACGACAAGGGGACGGTGGAGATCAAGCTCATTGACCGGTTACAGGCGCTGGAACAGCTGGCGACGGTGGCGGACGGGGAGCAGACGGACATGGACGATTTCCTGAAGGCGTTGCAGGGCGGCGGGGAAGAATGACGGCATTTTCGCCAAAGCAGCGGACGGTGCTGAGCTGGTGGGTGCCGGGAAATCCCAACCGGGACAGGGAGGCCATCGTGTGCGACGGGGCGGTCCGCTCCGGGAAGACACTGGCTATGGGGCTGAGCTTCTTCCTGTGGGCCATGAGCTGCTTTAGCGGCCAGAAGTTCGGCGTCTGCGGCAAGACGATCGCGTCTCTGCGGAGAAATGTGTTGTCCGAGATTTTGCCGAAGCTGGAAGCGCTGGGGGCGAAGTGGAAGGAAAAGCGGACGGATAACCTGCTGACTGTAAAATTCCGGGGACGGGAAAACCAGTTTTACGTCTTCGGCGGGCGGGACGAAAGCTCCGCAAGCCTGATTCAGGGTATCACCTTTGCCGGGGTGCTGCTGGACGAGGTGGCGCTGATGCCCCGCAGCTTTGTGGAGCAGGCATGCGCCCGGTGCTCCGTCGCCGGGAGCCGGTTATGGTTCAACTGCAACCCTGCCGGGCCGGGGCATTGGTTTTACCGGACGTGGATTCTGGAGGCGGAGAAGCGGAACTGTCTGCGGCTCCACTTCACCATGGAGGACAACCCTTCCCTGACGCCTGAGATCCGGCAGCGGTATCAGAAGCTGTACACAGGGGTGTTCTACCGGCGGTTTATTCTCGGACAGTGGGCGCAGGCGGAAGGTCGGGTTTACGACTTTTTCTCCCCGGAAATGGTGGGGAAAGCGCCGGAAAGCTGCGAAAAGTGGTACATATCCTGCGACTACGGGACGGTGAATCCTACGTCCATGGGGCTGTGGGGGCTGCGGGGCGGGGTCTGGTACCGGGTGAAGGAGTTTTACTTCAACTCCCGGGAGGCCCGGCGGCAGATGACCGACGAGGAATACGCCCGGGCGCTGGAGGGACTTGCCGGGGAACGGCGAATTTCGGCGGTGATCGTTGACCCCTCGGCGGCCAGCTTCATTGAGGTCCTGCGGCGGAAGGGGTGGCGGGTGCGCAAGGCGGAAAACGATGTTCTCAGCGGTATCCGGCTGACCTCCGATCTGCTGAAGGCCGGGAAGATCGTGATCTGCGAGGGGTGCGCGGACTGTCTGCGGGAGATGGACGAGTACGTCTGGGATTTATCCGGCGGAGGGAAGGACAAGGTACGCAAGGAGCACGACCACGCCATGGACGACATGCGGTACTTTGCCGCCACGGTTCTGGGGGAGCGGCAGGAGGGAGTTTCCGCGTGGGCGGTGGAGAGAAGGCGCTGACGGGGGCCGTCAGGGTAATATTTGCTTGAAGGGAGCGATTTTTTGAAACGAAAGCAGAAGGAAACCGGAGGCGTTGCGGCAGTATGCCAGCTTCGCACCGGGAACACCCACCCCTTTGGGGTGATGAAGGGGTTTACGCCTCTGGGCGCCGGGGAGGAGCGGATTTACCGGGAGATGCGGGAAGCCATTCCGGTGCTGGATGCCGCGGTCGCGAAAATGGTACGGCTGTGCGGCGGGTTTGAGGTCCGGTGCCGGGACCGTGAGGCACAGCACCGGCTCAATGTTTTTTTGCAGATGATGCCCTGCGGCCGGGGACAGATGGGAATCGAAAGCTTTTTGAGCGGGTATCTGGACAGCCTGCTGACCTATGGCCGGGCGGTGGGCGAACTGGTGATCGCCGGTGGAAAACTGCGGGCGGTATGCTGGGGAGACGTGACGGCGCTGGAAGCGCAGGAGGGGGAAAATCCCCTGGAAACGGTGCTGTGGGGCACCGATGAGCATGGCCTGCTGCGGCCGCTCCCTTATCAGCAGCTCCTGCTGTTCACCACGATGAATCCCGAGCCGGCACACCCTTATGGAGTGAGCATGTTCCGGGGGATGCCGTTCCTCGCGGACATTCTTCTGAAAATTTACAACACCATCGGCGTTAACTGGGAACGCGCCGGGAACATCCGCTACAGCGTCATCTGCAAGGGCGGCGAAAACCTCGACCCGGTGACGGCACAGGAGCGGGGGAAAGCCGTGGCGGCGGAATGGAGCCGGGCCATGGAGGACAACAAGAACGGCACGGTGCGGGATTTCGTGGCCGTGGGGGATGTGGAGATCAAGGTCATCGGCGGGGAAGCGCCGATATTGGATTCCGAGACCCCGGTGCGGCAGATCCTGGAGCAGCTGGTGGCAAAAACCGGGCTGCCGCCCTTTTTGCTGGGGCTGAACTGGAGCACCACCGAGCGGATGAGTACCCAGCAGGCGGATCTGCTGACCTCGGAACTGTGGGCGCTGCGGCGGACGGTGGAGCCTGCCATGCGGAAGATCTGTCAGACCTATCTTGCGCTGGAAGGGCTGGACAACCGGGTGGAGATCGAGTGGGACGACATCAGCTTGCAGGATATTACCCAGGAGGCACAGGCGGCGCTTTACCGGGCGCAGGCGGAAAAGTGTCTGGCGGATGCGTCCCAAAATGAAAATTCTTGAATGGAGGAACCGGCATGGAAATCAACAAGGCGGCACAGGCCGCAAGCAGCGGCGCACCTACGGCGGTACAGCTGGAAGCGATCAACAATCTTGCCAAGGCGCATCTGACAGCCCAGCAGGTTTACGTGTTCTCCCTGCGGCTGTGCGACAATCAGGTAGACCGGGACTTTGAGCGCTTCGACAGCGCCGCGTTGCCCGGGCTTGCCAAGCTGTTCATCGGCAAGACGGGGATCGTTGACCACAAGTGGAGCAGCGACAAGCAGGTGGCGCGTATCTTCCAGACCGAGGTGGTGCGGGAGGACGGCGCGGAATTCATCAAAGCATGGGCGTACATCCGGCGGGGGGATGCCAACGACGAGATCATCGCCGACATTGAGGCGGGAATCAAGAAGGAGGTATCCGTGGGGTGCGCCATGGGGCGCTCCGTATGCTCCATCTGCGGGAGCGACTACGGTTCCTGCGGGCATCGGAAGGGCGAGAGCTATGACGGACAGGTCTGCTGCGCCATTTTGCAGGAGCCGATGGACGCCTACGAGTTTTCCTTTGTGGCCGTCCCGGCACAGCGGGAGGCCGGGGTGCTGAAGGGGCTGGGCTGCGGAAAGCCCAAGCTCAAGGAACTGGCCGATGAATTCGGCGCGCAGGCGGAATACCGGGCGCTGTATCAGCAGGCAGAGCTGGGAAAGCGTTATCAGAAGGAGCTGGAGGACAGCATCGTGCGCCTGGGGCTGTCGCTGGAGCTGGGGGTGGAAGCGCCGGTGCTGCGGAGCATCGCCAGAACCGCCGCGGCGGAAGACCTGATCAAGCTCAGGTCGGCGCTGGAAGGGCGGCTGGCGGAGAGTATGCCGCTTACGACCCAGCTGGGCGGCTGCCGGGGGAAAGAGGAAAAAGTAGAAAGTGGATTTTTGATTTAGGGATTTTACGGGGCTTCGGGGCGGCGCGGGGCTTTACGTGAATGACACTGCCGCAATACATCATAGGTTCTCCGGCGAAGGCCGGCAGCCATAAATTTACTTGGGAGGATATCAAATGGGTTATGACAATCTGAAACTGGAAAAGGGTATGTACCGGCAGGAGGGTATGAACTTTACGCAGGTGCTGGAATCTCTGGACCCCAGCGAAAACTACCGGGGCACCGCGCTGGAGGGCACCGACGCATTTCAGCGGCAGCTGAAGCGCTTCGGCATCCGCGCCAAGGGCATCACGGCAGAGCACCAGCGGATAGGCCAGCACGCCGCC